AATAAGTGAAACAAAAGTTGCATCGTATTAGTATAATTAGTATATTTACATCATAATAATAACACAAAAACACAAACACAATGGAAAGTTACAAAACATACAAAGGAACAGAAAAAGGAAAAGTTGGAGCATTTAAAAATCAGTACGGTGATATTACGGTTGAAATTACATTGAGTAAAACATACAGTTTAGAGTATTACAGTGACGAATCAGAAGATGAAAGAAAAGATGATTTTTATGCAGAATATGGTTTTACAGATGAATCATTGAAGGCCATAAATATGATAAATGAATATATTCAATCTAATTTTTAAAAACAAAACACGATGAAAACACAAACTTTAGAAAACAGAGCAAAAAAAGCAGGATTAAGAAAAAACACAGTAGCTTATAGGGTAATTTATTTTTTGTTAAACAATCCCGCACAACAAGTATTTCCAAACGTGTCTAATAAACATACTGCACAAGAATATACAGCAGATGTAGAGTATTGGGCTAAGAAGTTTAATATAGATATTAAAATAGGCCATGATTGGGATAAAGCACCTAAAGGCGGATTAATTGGTAAATATGCTTATTTAGCTAATAAGAAACAAGCAATTAATAAAGAAGAAAGAGTTAGCATGAGATATTTTTAGTATATTTCGCACTGACTTTCGGACGTGCTACAAATAAAAAATAAAATGCGGGAGGGAAAAAGCAAATAGAGTACCCAAAATTAAATTTATACAAATATGTTTACTAAAATTTTAATTTGGATGTTGAACAAAGCGTTTAACGGTAAAAACAGAAAGCAACTTGAACCATGTATCAAAGAACTTTACAGGGGGATGGCTCAGGAAAATTTAAGCATTAAAACAGAGATTGTAAAAGTAAAAAAAGGTAAAAGACGTTATGACCTGATGTTTTTTGAAACGCCTGGTGGTAAGCTTAAATTTAATTTAGGTAGGCATGGGGAAGACCAAGAACCAAAGGTTGATTTTGTCTATAATTAGTTTTTAGTATTTGCAGTAATAAAATGAATTATAAGAACTTGAATTAAGCACTCTCAACAGGGTGATTTTTTTATTGAAATATTTTGTATATTTGTTAATTATAGCGGGTAGTTTGTTGGTTAACCATCCGGGCTCATAACCCGGACTACCTCAGTTCGATTCTGAGACCCGCAACTAAGTAAATGTTATGGACGCACGAATAGGAAATCAATTTTGGAGATTGCGTAAAGACATGTCAGAGGATGGCAGAAAATTGTCTGTTAATGAAGTTGAAGAAAAAATTCAAGAATACATTGATAGATGTGTTAATGAAAAATTAAAGGAACAAGTAATTCAAAAAGTAAAAATTTCCAGAGACGAAGAGAAAATAATAAAAATTGATTGCGACAAGATGATTGTAATGAGTAAATATGGTGTTTGCTCATTTATGGGAATTGCTACAAGTACATGGGATGAATGGCGTAAAGATAAGAAGTATTCGGGTATCATAACGCGTGCGGAGGACTTATTTAAAGCTTATAACATTGAAGGTTCCTCAGCCGGAATGCTTAATCAGTCAATAATCGCAAGGTTAGAAGGATTAACTGATAAAACAGATTTGTCCAGTAAAGATGGGACAATGACACCAAAACTAGAGATAAACGTTACCAGCGATAAAGCAAAAAAAGCTTTGAAGGATATAGCAAATGGAAACGACTAATGTATTTGAAAAAAATGCTATTGCTTACCGGAACAAAGAAAGGATTATAATAAACCAGGGTGGAACCAGGTCGTCAAAAACATATTCAATACTTCAACTTCTTGCATACATAGCTTTTTATTCAAAGAAAGAATTAATAATATCAGTAGTTTCATACGCTTTACCTCATTTGAAATTAGGTGCTATACGCGAGTTTGAAAAAATACTGATAAATGATTTTGAAATATCACCAGCAGGAATAAGAAATAAAACAGAAAATACGTACCGACTAGGAAAATCAATAATTGAATTTTTTGGAGTTGATAATTTGGGAAAAGTCCATGGTCCCGAAAGAGATATACTATATGTTAATGAAGGTAACTACATCAAGTCTTACGAAATAGTTAATCAATTATTTATTCGTACACGTCACACCATATTTGTAGATTATAATCCATCCAGGGAATTTTGGGTTCACGAGGAAATATTGCCTAAGCGTCCGCATGAACTGATTAAATCAACCTATTTAGATAACAATTTCTTGACAGCCGCTCAGATTGCAGAAATAGAATCAAGAAAGGATAATGAACAATGGTGGAGGGTTTATGGGCTTGGGGAACTTGGACAGTTAGAAGATGCAATATTAACAAATTGGAGTTACGGCCAATTCGATGATAATTTGCCATATGGTTATGGATTGGATTTTGGTTCAAAACACCCGGATGCGATGGTTAAAGTTGGTTTGGATAATAAAAACCGCAAATTATATTGGAAAGAAGAAATATATAAAAATGGATTAAGTACAGACCAGCTTCATGCATTGATACAGTCAAGGAATGTAGGTAGAAAATTAATTATAGCAGATTCAGCCGGGACAAGAACTATAACAGATTTAAGTAAAAAAGGATTAAATATAAGGCCGGTAGTTAAGAACAAAATAGTTGATGATATAAAACAGCTAAAAAACTATAAAATAATCATAACCGAAGATAGTTTTAATTTAGCAAAAAATCTTAACAATTGGGTGTGGCTTGACAAAAAAGGTGAGATACCGATTGATGAAGATGATGACCTTATAGACGCTGCAAGATATTATTCAATGACCGCTATAAAGGGAATTTTTAAACCAAAAGGCGTAAAACTTCGTAATTAATAACCGATATTAAAATAAAAATTATTAATATTGCAATAAGGTGAAAGGGCAAGCCGAGTAATGATGTTTAATTAAAAATTTAAAATTATGCTTTGCGATTGCCCAGTACCCACAGCATTGCCTCTAATCCCGGTTTCATCTTGCCCGGAATCGATGGGGCAAATTCAAAAAATTGTTTTTCAAAGAATTTATTCTACCGGAACAACAAAGAATAAATTTACCATTGCATCATCTAATCCAAATCTTTTGGCTAGCTGGACTACTTTCCTAAGTGCCTCGGATGGAACAAGGGTTGTTCAAACTCCCTATTTGGAAAATCCGACAAACGAGCCGGGAGCAGTTCGGACATACGGTGGCGGCAATGAAACCAGGGACGGAATACCTATCACATTAGGCAGTGAACCATCTCCATTTACTGCACGAATTAATCAATCAGCGCAGGACACCATAAAACAGTTGAAAAAATACATGTGCGAGGAAGTTGGTGTGTTTTTGATTGACCAGTTTAAAAAAATTGGCGGCATTTCAGATGATGTTGATAATCCTACTGAGGTTTATCCAATTCCAATCCAACAGCTATTTATTTCCGACAAAGCATTAGGAATGTATGAAAGCCCGGATTATAACATGATTGAGTTTCATTTTGCGCAAAATTGGAGCGATAACTTCTACTTGATTGACCCATCCGATTTCAATCCGTTAACTGATTTAGCATCACCATCAAGCTAATATTATGAAAGTAGCATTGAAAGTACATAACACTGAGAAGCTGTTTAGCATTGAACACGCTGAACGGCTTCTGCGTATGCCAAACAATGGCGGATGGGAACTGCCAAAGGATTCACCATTTGAATTTAAAAATAATGGCCTTAGAAAGAAATCAAGTAAGCGAAATACTCAAAAATCCGAGAAACAAACAAGCGATTCAAAAAGCGATAAGGCATCAGAATCTGATAAGGTTTCATACGGAAACGAAACTGAATAGGGAAGACTTAGGCGGAGTTGTTACCGAGTTTTTGGATTGGGTTAAATCTCTTGTTACATATGAAAAATATCAGGCATTTGCCCGGATGTTTCGTTTTCCAATTTCAACAAACGAATTGTGCGAACAAATATTTGGTGAATTGAATCGCGTGTTTGATGGTAGGAATCCATATTTTGACTATCAGTTTACAAATCCCGAAGCTCAAGATGACTGGGAATACTATAGAAATGATGTGCTGGAAGAAAAATCAAAACTGGAAACAACAGGATTTGAAACATTTAAGAATGCAATCAATTCTATTGTAATTGTAGACTTACCACAAGAGCAACAAAGCGAAAGACCGGAACCTTATTTTTATTTTCTCGATATATCCACGGTAGTAGATTTTGAATATAGCGATAAATTTGAATGGATTATTTTTGAAACAGAAGAAAAAACATACGCCGTATTTGATGATACCTACTATTCTGTTTATAACAAGCCCGGAACAGACGGGTTATTGTCAGAACCATTAACACAAGTCGAACACGGCTTAGGATATTGCCCGGCACATTATTTTTGGACTGACGCGTTAAATGGTAAGAATTTTCATATTAAAAAATCACCTTTATCTAATCAATTATCTGATTTAGATTATTTACTATTCTTAGAAATATCACGAAGGCAAGCAGACTTATACGCGGCCTATCCCATTACCTGGGGATACGAACCGGATTGTGATTATAAGAGTGATTCAGGAGAATATTGCGAAGATGGTTTTCTTAGAAATGCATCAGGGAGTTATTTAATATCGAGAAGTACCGGAGAATTACATACCTGCCCTGTCTGTTCCGGTAAGCGTTTGTTAAATGGAGCCGGTTCGTTCGTGTCAGTGCCTACACCTGGGCGCATGGATATGGACGGAAATCAGCAGGATGACATGAGAGACCCGGTAGGGGTTATCACTTATCCGGTTGATACATTGAATTATAATAAGGATAAGATACGTCAGCTCAGAAAACAGATATATGATAATGTAGTTGGTGTTAATTCAGAAGTATTAAAGCAACAGGCAATTAATGAAGACCAGGTAGCACTAAGTTATGAATCTAAGACCAACGTACTTTTACGAATAAAACGAAATTTTGAAATTGCTCAAAAATGGATTGACGAAACTATATGCAGGTTAAGGTATGGTGATGTATTTGTAAACGCAACGGTTAATTGGGGTACTCAGTTTTATATAATGACTGTATCAGATTTGCAAGAAATGTATAAGCAAGCTAAGGAAAATGGCATATCAGAAAGCCAGCTCGACCAAATTGCAAACCAAATTATAGAAACGGAAAACAGAAACAATCCAACGGAGTTACAGCGTGCAATGATTTTAAAAGATTTAGAACCATACAGGCACGAAACCAAAGAAGAATTGCTAAAATTATTTGACAAAAACCTTGTAAATGAAATAGATTTTATTATTAAAATTAATTTTGCTAATTTTGTTAGCAAATTCGAAAGGGAGTTTATTAATATTATCGAATATGGTATTAATGCACCCTATGCGACAAAAATAAATAATATTAAACAAACATTTGAAAGTTATGCAAGAGACCTCAGACAGCCCGAAAGAAGGGACACGGAGCCGGTCAACCAGACGGTCTAAATCCAGTGACGAAAGTGCTAATAAAGTTAGCAAAGTAGAAAAAACGGAAGAAAAAAAAGAAAAGGTACCGGAAGAAAAACCGGAAAAGAAATCCTTTATTGAAGACCCGTTTAAGCCGGGCAAGAAAATTGAAAATCCGGATATGGTGTACATGATTCTTGATAAGAACGTGTATGATAGCGTAGGGGATGAATCAGGAGAGCCGGTAAAAAGAAGTGTTCCCGAAAAAGTCAAATTAACAGTCAGGGAATATGAGGTATTTACACAACGAAAAGACCCTAAATCCAAGAAAGAACATGCCTCGACATTTGACAACCTGGGTTACAAGGTTCAAAAATTATTGTATCATCCAAATCAGAAAGGGTAAAGATTATGGCATTGAATGCAGAGGTTATTAAACAAAATGAATCGCTAAAAGAACTTAGCGATGACCAAATAAAGGCGATTGAGACATTATCAGTTAATGATGAAAATGAAGTGATTGCTAAGAAAACAAGGGAAATATACGATTACCTTGACAATGATGTTAAGGAAACACTTGGAGATGATTATAAAAAGCCTGATACCGTAAAAACGTACGACCATTTAAAACAAAATATATTCCCGTTGGCCAAAAAAGCAACGGAATATGAGACAAAGGTAAATGAGTATGAACAATCAATTGCATCCTTGCAGGAACAGTTGAAAGGGAAATCAACTGACGAAGCGTTGAAGCAGAAATTAAAAGACACTGAAACGCAATTGCAGGAATGGCAGAATAAATACAACACCGATAAGCAGGAATGGGAAAAGGGCTTATCCGAGCGAGAAAAACAAGCAGTGCAAATGCAGGTCACGCATGAGCTTGATAAATCATTAACGGGGTTAAAATTTAAATCCGAGGTTCCCGAAAACGTACGCGAATCTTATATTAACTCTGTTAAAAACAACCTGCTTACAAAATATAAGCCTGATTTTATTGATGACGGCAAATCCGGTAAACGTTTAGTGTTTAGAAATGAAAACGGGGATATTCTTAACAATCCTGAAAA